GGTGGACCAGCACGCGGCTGTATCGTCGCACCAAGACTGAGATCGCTTCAGGGGATACAACCGGGCTTTTGCGTGGTGATGAGTGCGATGGCTCAGGCGTTTCGTATAACGCTTTGCGCCTGGCACGCACCGAGATCCAGAAGGCGCATGCACTGGCCACGGACCGCATCATGGCGGCCCAGCCGTGGGTGGAGAAAGAGAAGATCCACTTAAGTGCAGCTCATCCTGGAACGGACATCTGCGATGATGTTGTGCAGGGAGGGGAAAAAGGGGAGGGGGTTTACGACGTCGGAACAATCGAATTGCCACTGCACCCGAATTGCCTGTGCTACAAGACCGCGGTGTTGATGAATGAAAAGGAATTCACATCAGGTTTGCGTGGCTGGCTGAATGGCACGACCACGTGGTCGGAGATGGATGATTATGCAGAGCTGGTGGGTGGTGATGTGAATGAGTCCATTTTGCCAAATGCGATCAACCTGGCGGTGTGGCTGTTCGGTGAAGACCTGGAGAAGTGGCTGCAATGAGCCTCAGTGACGATATCAAAGCTGCGTTGGTTGCAGATGGCACGTTGAATACTCTGTTGACCGGTGGCATCTTCAATGATGTGGAGGAGATCAGCAGGCAGAATACAGCGTCCGCGTTTGATGCGACCACGAAGGAGATCAAGCCGTGTGCGTTGATCAAGCATTCGACGGAAGTCCCAACCGGTCCTTATCTAACGAGTGCGAGAACAACATTTGTGATCTATTTTTATCAGCGGGCAGGCTATGACGTGATCGAGCTTGCCATGGGATATGCGTATGCGGACCTGAACGAAAAAAGGATTGGAACGAGGGTTTGGAATATTGAGTATGTAGGTGCGGTGTATCAACAGCGAGACCTGGGTCTTGATTGTCCACTAGGCTCACTGAGATTTATGGCTGTACGCCAACTATAAGGAGAAAACTATGACTGCAACACCTGGACAAAATGATAAACCGTTTGGATTGAAGGAAATCATTATCGAGAACCTGGCTGGCACATTAAGAGTGTCCCTGCCAGCAGCACTGGAGCTCGGTTTTGAAGAGATGGTCGTCACTGGCGAGTTCTATGGCAATGACGATCTGCAAGGCGTGGTGACACAGCCCATCGGTGTGAAAGGCACCTTCAAGCAGGGTGGCTATCCACTCAATGCCTTGTCGCTGATGACGGGTCATGACTATGCCGTGGCCGGTTCCACACCGAACCAGGTGGCGACCCTGCAGGGCGATTCGTCCACGTATCCATATTTCAAGATCTATGGAAAATCGCTGGGTGATGAAGGCGATGATATCCATGTGAAGATCTTCAAGGCGAAGCTGACCACCAGCCCGAAGGGTACTTTCAAGCGTGCGGAGTTCTTCATGCTTGAAACGGAATTTACGGGCGTCAAGTTGGCTGGCAAAGCCTATGACGTGGTAGCCAACGAGACCACCACTGACCTGCCCGCTCTCTCAGGTTCACCGGCAGCCTTCACACTGACACCTGTTCCTGCGGATGCTGCAACCGGTGTGGTCATCACAGCTAACGTTGTACTCACCTTCAGCAACGCGCTGGCATCTGGTGCTGAGAATGGCATCATCCTGACCACCGCGGCGGGTGTGCCCATTGCTGTGGCACGCACGATCAACGGTGCGCGCACGGTTGTGACTCTCAACCCGACCGCCAGCCTGGGTGCGGCCACAGAGCACTTGGTGATCATCCCTGGTGTGACCGATGTATTTGGCCAGACCCTGGCAGACACGGTCATCAATTTCACGACTGCGTAGTCTCCACTCCTTTGGCGTTCAGCTCTTCCCACCTCACCCCTAACCCCTCTCCTCTAAGGAGAGGGGGAGGGAGCTAGGAGAATTATGTCAAAAAAGAATGGTACAGATGCACTGAACCAATCGGTGCAGGCGAAACGCTTTAATTTGGCTGAGTGGCGTGTGAGTATGGCACGCCCACATGATCTGGTATTACCCAGCGGATTAGAAGTTAAGGTGCGCGATATATCCCTGGTTGATCTACTCTTAGCGGGTGAAATCCCCAACACACTTGAGAGCTTTGGTGATATTCCAGATGTAACGAAACCAAATGAAATCAGCAGAGAGCAAATTGAAAAATCATCAGACATAATGAATATGGTAGTTACTGCTGTTTTGCTTGAGCCAAAGGTAGGCGATACACCCGATGAGACGCATGTGACATTGGCTGAATTACGGTTCGCTGATAAAAACTATATCCTTGAATACGTCAATCGGGATGCAAACGCGGTGCGTCCCTTTCGCGAAGGAACCACGGAACCTGCTCAGGCTGCATAACCAGGCTGAGGCGTATGGAAAACTGCCTAGCGAGATCATGCACCTTGAAACCGATTGGGGTGCGTGGCAGTTGAATGAGATCACGCTGATGGTTGGCAGACGCGTCCAGAAGAATGTGGACGATGGCAGGGATGCGTTCTATGGGTTCAGCGGTCAGCGCTCAGCGGTTAGCAACCGACTTGCGAGTTATCGAAGCATAAAAGGCAAAGTGACGAAAAAGGTCAAGGTCAAATCTGATGGTACATGGTGATGCATGGCAATAAATCTTGGAAGTGCATACGGAAAAGTTAGCCTTGATGTAAAGGGTTTGCTGACTGGTGTTGCCAGCGCCAAGTCTGGTATTAATTCGCTGCACGAATCTGCCGTGAAATTAGGGGCACAGATGAAAGATGTTGGGCAAAAGATGACCATTGGTTTGACTTTGCCCATTTTAGCGTTGGGAGCTGCATCTATAAAAATGGCTTCCGACATGGTGGAAACAAAGAGCAAAGTTAAAGTCGTTTTTGGTGAGATGACTGATGATGTGATGAAGTGGTCTGAGGGTTCGTCGAAAAGTATGCAGCTCTCACAACAAGAGGCTCTTGAAGCAGCGGCGACCTTTGGGAATCTGTTCGTTGCGATGAAGATCGGAAAACAAGACGCTGCGGAGATGTCCACAGTGCTGGTTCAGTTGGCCGCTGACTTGGGATCAATCAATAATATCGATCCATCTGTTGTGCTGGTGAAGTTAAAATCAGGTATTGTCGGTGAAACGGAAGCGGTGCGTGATTTAGGTATTGATTTACGCATGATTGTCGTGGAAGCTAAAGCGGCGGAAATGGGCTTCAAAGAACTGAATGGACAATTTTCCCAGGGAGATCTAATTGCTGCGCGCTATGCCATTATTTTAGAACAAACAAAAGTTGCCCAAGGGGACATTGCAAGGACAGGTGGGGAATTGGCAGGGCAAATGCGCACGCTGAATGCGCAATGGAAAGATGCCCTGGCAATTCTAGGGCAGAATTTATTGCCGATCGCTTTGAAATTTGTCACCATGCTCAATAACATGCTGGAAGCATTCAACAAGATGTCACCATTTCAACAAAAGGTCATAATCGGGTTTTTGGCATTGGTCGCGATCATTGGTCCGCTGTTAATAGTGTTCGGAACTTTATTGCCGATGATCCATCTTACGACCAGAAGTATAAATCCGCTTTCAGGTGGCATATTTGGATTGGTATTTAGTCTTGTCAAACTTCTTGCGGTGCTTTCCATCGTTGTGAAGGTACTGGCATTTTTAGGCGTTTCGACTGGTCCCGTCGGTGCTGGAATTCTGGGATTGAACGCGGCAGTTGTGGGTGTTGGTGGATCGATCCTTGCTGCGTTGGCTCCGGTCCTGTTTCTTCTGCTCACGATCGCGGGCGTAATTGCGTGGTGGGCGGTTGCATGGAAGATCAACCTATTCTATATTCGCGATACCGTAGCTTCGACCGTGAGGATTATCAAAGCCTTGTGGGGTGCGTTGACTGCGTTCCTGCGTGGCGATACGGAGGAAGCGATGGAGTTTTTGCAGGCTGCCTTCGACGCGTTCGGTGAGCATGTCAATCTGATTTTCATGAAGGTGTTTGGCATCAAAGATGCGTGGGCAAAGTTTTTTGATTTTATGCGGGATGCGTTGGGCAAGACCGTATCTTTCATTGTCAAGACTTTCACCAACATGGACTGGTCGCTGGTGGGAAAATCTATTTTGTCGGGCATTGCCAATGGAATGCTGTTGGGCTTGCCCACGTTGTTAATAACTGCGGGGCGTGTCGCCACTTCGGTGCTGGCAGAGATCAAGAAGTCTTTGGGCATCAGTTCACCATCTACAGAAGCGATGAAGCTGGGGGCGTTCACGGCGCAGGGTTTCATGCTGGGAATGCAGACCATGAACCCTGATGATATTGCGCGTTCATTGACCCGACCGATCACGAATAACAGCAATTCACAAAATCAAACCATCGTTCAAAATTTTTCAACTGGTCTCAGCTTGAAGCAAGTCCGCGCGATGATCGATACCAAGGTGGATGCGCTTGCGAATGAATTGATTAACAATTTGGGAGGTGCTTAGCATGGCTGAGTTTGAAATTGGCACAACACAAGTTGGAATGACAAACATCGAATCTCTGGCGACGCCGGTTCCACTGCCACAGTTTGATTACCTGCCCTTCGCACGTGTGGTCAATCTCGGAAGCGGAGGGACACGTGGTGTGGGGTCTCCTGTGGCAACATGGACGTTCGGATTGCTTTCCATCCAGGAATATAACCAGTTGAGAACCTTCTGCGCGGGCGCATCAGCAGTTGTATATATTCGCACCCGGGTGGACGATGATACCTATGACGATTTTCAGGCAAAGATGATCTGGCCCAACGAGGGGCAAGGCCGTTGGTTTGGCAATAGAAAAAATTTCGTGATCACATTTCGAAATCTAGTGGCGGTATAAGATGGCACGTGCCCTCACCGGCCCTGAGCTCACACTTCTCCGCTCGAATGGACCATGGAGTAAATTGTATTTGGCGATCCTAAAGCCAAATACGATCTATACAGCGCGGCTGGCATCCCTGCCTGGCTCCACTGACCTGGTGTATGAGATCACCTTCACATCTGGCTCTGGCACTTTGGCTGATGTGAAGCCTGGCATGACGCTTTATGTGGGCTCCACTTTAGGAGCGTATGACCTGGGCATGTGCTGCATCCGGAAGAACCCGATCAGCGGGACTTTTTATATCAGGCTTACGAGTGCGATCGTTTGGCAGGGCAGTTGTTATCTCACAGTTGTGGATGACTTCGAACTGTGGGCGAAACATGCGATCCTTGTAGATGATGAGCTGATCATGGATGTGGACGTGGCTTACAGTGATCAGCATGAAGATTTCAACCCTGTGCCCATTCTGGGATCTCACGCGGTTGCTAAATTAGAGAGTGCAACAGTCGATGTGCAATTGGGGCCAGAAGATGGAGATGCATCCTGGGTGATTGGTTCCACCATATCTTCAATTCTCTGGGTGATCCCTGATGCAGTCAGCATCGATGACGCTACAAACGCAAGACCGATTGCAACGTTCGACAGTGTTGGCAATCATGTGGCTTATTGCACTGTGACCGCTGCGAATGGTAAGACCACAACAGGCGTTAGACAAGTTTTTATTTGGGATGATGAAAATCCACCGGCGACGGTGTTTCAACTGGCTCAGGCAGTGGCAGATTATCAAACGGGTGGATGGATGTTCGATCTCGTGATGGAAGCTGAAGCCAGCCTGAGCGAGATCCGTGATCGATCATTGGTTGCCCTCTTCGCTGAGGATATTTATGGGATCCCGCCTAATCAAGTGTTTCAGTCCATCGGTCCGCTGGAGGGACGCGAGAATATTGTTTGTGTGGGCCGCATCATGGGAGAGAGCATTCGCTGGGACCGTGAATCGGGTCTGGTCCATTTCACGGTGCAGGGCGCACACCATTTCCTTAATAAGATCAAAGGATTCCCCATCGAGTTATCTTTTGTCACTGGGCTGGCAGCTGCGTGGTCCGAGATGCCCGTCATGACCGTGGACCGTGTGCTCTTTCATCTTTTGTACTGGCATTCGACTGTAATCGAGACGATGGATTTTTATCCCACGAATGACACAAATTATTTGCCTGAAGGAAAGTCCATGGCTTCGATGGTCTGGGGGCAGATGCTGGATATCGCCATGAGCAGGCTGGTGGCGTCTCCAGGCGTGGACCGCTTTGGAAGATTGTTCGTTGAGATCGATCCGCAGATGGTGCCTGAAGCGGACCGTGACTGGCCAACCGTGATGGCGCTGACCGATGATGACTGGCAGGAAGGCATTGACCTGCAGCGCGTGATCGTGAACGATGTTTCGCTCATCAGGCTTTCCACGCACCAGGTGAATTCATCGGGCGTGACTGCAACGCTTTACAGCCTTTCGCCCGGGCACACACCGATGCGACATGGCGAGCCTGAGATGGCAGACCGACTCCTGGCAGCCTCACAGAGCGACGCAAATTCAAAAGCGGGACTGTTGATGGGGTGGCGCACCAATCAGTTCCCTGATGTGCCTATGGTGCTGGCTCAGAACAACCGCATGATCGATCTGTGGCCAAGGCAGTTCTGCGCGCTGGCCATGCAAACCACAGACAACCCGCGTGAGGTGGCATTCGATGGCAACCTGATCCCGCGGCGCATTACATTTTTATTTGATGGCGACATTGGATATCTGCATGCAGAACTCAACTTCGAAGCTGAGACCTTCGAGCAGATCTCGGTGGATGGTGATATCCCTGATCTGGATGGCCTGGACATCTCGTTCCCACCGGAACCAGAACTACCTCCGTTACCTGATTTCCCGATCCTTCTACCTGGTGATGGCCCCAAGATAGGACCCAAACGGGTTCTCTTCCACGATCCATCAAAAGGCTTCATTTACTGCAAAAATTTTTATGAGGATTCCACTAAAACCCTGTATGCGACGGTCAATTCTGGTCTGAGCGCAGATCAAAGGGCGTTTGCCAATTTCATGTTCATCTGCCCGAATGGGGCTTTCTATGTCGGAAGAATTCGAGCAGTGGATGATAGCAACTATACGACCAGCCCGCCATTCATTGCGCGTGCGCCCTTCATTGGTGCAACGTTCACGATCCTATATGATGAGCCAGCCATGCGCCCGTCGCCCTTCGCGGGGAAACAGTGGGGATTATTCGCAGTAGCGCACAACCCGCTTCTCTCTGAAAAAGTGGCGTTCATTATGGGGACGGTGAATGAAAACAAAAAGTTTTGGATAGGCTCAGGCAGTTCTTTTGCTCCCACCATAGATGCTGATCCGACAAGCTTTTTCCCTGGCGGGTTATCTTTTGGGAAAGGCTATTGGCTCTATACCCGCGATGATGTTTGGGCCACAGCCACACCCGATGGAACTTCGTCACCTGCCAGCGGGACTGAGAGTATCGACGATCTATATCAAGACGTTCCTTTTGTCAGTCACGTCAGAGCCAGCACAACAGGACGCACATTTCACACAAAACCAGGCGGAGGCGGGTTGGTCGTTGCTGAGGACAATCTTTCCAGCATCACAACGATCACCGATGCTGACTTCCCCGACGGTCCTGGCTTTGCCTGTGACCCCACTGGAAATTATCTGATGACACGTTACGGAGCAGGGGCGCGCGGCAAATCTTCTGACGCCGGCGCAACCTGGGCGACCATGGGAAGTTTGCCCGTTGGGATCTGGACGTTTCAATATGCGGGTGACGCGGGAGTAGAATCTCGTTGGATCGCAGCGGGAGCAGTGATCAGATACACACCGGACTTTGGCGTGACCTGGGAGAATAAAGAATCAAGCAGCCTCAACCAGATCACTTTTTTTCCTGAGATCGATATGATCCGGGTTGTGGAATTTTAAGATGGCGCCACGAACAAACTCACGCTTGCGAAAAGTTTTGAAGCAGGTCCAGAAGCCACAGACGGGCTGGCTGGATGTCTCCCCTGCGACCATTGGCAAGGCGGATGGGACCATATCCGCTGGCACGAATGGCCTGATCTGGGTGCATAATATTTTGAATGGGCAGGATAATACCGTCTATAACTTTGTTGTGCCAAATCGATTCGGACTGCAGGTGGACGTGGGCAGGCGGGTGGATCAGCCTGGTCTGTGGCAGGTGAAAGGCGCGCTCGAAACATTCGCTGCGCCTGCAGGTGGGACATCCGTTCCATACCATGCCGAGCAGCATCAGTTCCCTCATGGCGACACGCTTTATATCAACCGGAAGCAGATCATTCCGCTGACAGTGTTGGTGTCAGACGCGGCGGGCTTCATCGTGCAGGTATACGGTTCAACGGTCCGCACTGCAACGGGCATCGCCAGGATCAGCACACAAGCCGTGGATCTCTCTTCGTATCTTCCAACCACTGGAGCAGTTTACGTTTCCATTGAATCAGATGATGATGGCGTGTTGGCTGTGAATGCAGGCACTGGGTTCGCAGCACCGGCGATCGCCACCGTGGATGATATCCCTGTGCCTGCGGCTGGAAAATATATGATCGCTTTTATCCTTCTGTGGGAGGGGATGGAAGAGTTGAAGGATGAGCAGATCGTTGTGCCTTTCCCGCTGGCCACCGATTATTCAGGGTTGTCAGGTCACAATCACAATATCGTCTATGTGCGAAAGTTCATTGGCAAGACCGCTGCGCCAACGGTGGACGATGATATTTCATTGGGCTACATCATTGGCGACGTGTGGATGGACGAAACCAACGACAAGAGTTATCAGCTATTCGATAGCACGGATGGCGCTGCGGTGTGGGAGGAACTGACGGGATCGGGCGGCAGTGGTGCATGGGGAGCGATTACTGGCACTCTGTCGGATCAGACGGATCTGCAGGCGGAGCTGGATGGAAAAGCAGATCTTGCCCATATACATACCATTGCTCACAGTCCTGCTGACAAAGTATTCATGAACCAGAATTTTACTATCTAGGAGAATGACATGACTGCCAACCTAAATCCCATTTTCCCACTTACTCCTGTGATAGGACTCGCACAGGTCACTGCTGCCAATGCCAATAGAGATGGCACAGGAACAATCGTTGCTGTGCTTACAGGCGCAACTGATGGCACACGTATTCATAGGATTACTATTCATGCCGCAGTGACCACCACCCTTGGAACTGTAAGGCTTTTCATAACAGGGGGTGGCGTCACACGCTTGTGGAAGGAAATTGCGATCCTGGCTGTGACTGTCAGTGCATCGGTTGCAGGTCACGAAGAAATACTGGAATTGTTTGGGGAGTCTGCTTTACATTTACCGAGTGGCTACATTCTCTCGGCTTCCACTCATAATGCCGAGGCAATCAATGTGATTGCCGAAGGTGCAAATTACTAAGGAGATGCATAATGAATAGAATGTTTGGAATGGGCGCTAATCCTAATGAGGGTGATATTCCTTATGCAACTCTGACAGAAGCAGGGTTGATAAGACTGGCGACAGAACAAGAAGCAGCATCATATAACCCGCTGGATGGTCTTGGTGCTCTAACACCAGCTACTACATCCGTCCTTATCTTTTCGGGTTGGATACCTGTCTATGGTACAGCATGGACATACGTCAGTGCAGATGCCCCCATCTTCGTGGTCAACATTCCGGTTAATGATGTGGATAACTATAACATACGGGCTGGAACCAAAATTCGCATCGAACAATCAGGAACTAAGTTCTTTGTTGTTGTGGGAGTCGGTGCTGAGGTTTCCGGATTTTATCCAGTAACAATTTATGGTGGCAATCACTCTGTTCTAACCAGTGCAGCGATTACACAAGCTTCCTTTTCAGATGCCCATAGCCCAATGTGGTTTCCAATGGAGAGGAGTGCATGGGATTTGGAAACGAATACCAGTGACAGTCCTGCGAAGGCAGGCCCTACAGCAAGCACTTGGTACGGAGGTTCTGGCCTGACTCCAACTGGCCCAAGTATCATTGTTCCCATTGGCGCATGGTATCTTAGATACAAGATTACAGCAGACTACAGCACTAATTTGGCTGCGGTGGCAAACATAGGTTTGCGTGCCACTCTTTCAAATGCCAATAATACGGCAAGTGATCCTGATTTCACAACTGGTTTTACTGTAACACTTCCTATCTCGGCAACTGCATTGCAAAGGGCTACCTACCAAGCCGAGAAGCTGGTGGTGCTCGCGGCCAAGACCACTTACTATGTAAACTTATTCAGTGGGACTATTAGTGGTACTAGCCCGTCATTCACTATGAACGCAGGCGGTGTATTCCGAAATATTATTCGCGCCAGGTTTGCTTATTTGTAGTCGAAAAAACACCGACACCTTCAGGAAATAAAAACTCCCTGCTCATTTCGAGCCGGGAGGTTTGCTTTCCACGGGATAAGTAAAAAGTTGCCTATATAGATGTGCCCCCACGGGGTCTGGTGACTTAGACAACGTGGGGATGAGATCAAAAGGGGGCGGGTAGTAGTAGGTGATGAAGGCACGGATGTGCTTTCCATCACGCTCCGCGATGATATCATGTACGATTCCACGCAGGAGCTGCCTGCGCTGTTCGATGGGGGAGTGGTTGAGGTGTTCGACCAGGGCCTGAGAAACGGTTTCAATTTCCGGCGTGGAAAGATGCGGGATCGTCTGAATGGGGACAAGCAATCCTTCAATTTCCGCCTTCACCTGAGCACGCATCGATTCCTTTTGTTTGAGCGCATCCAGGAGTGCATCCGAATGGCCAGAGTCTGCGATCGCTTTTGTGATGTTGGCGATCTGACGTGAGAGCTCACCACGTTCGTCACTTAATGCAGACTTGCGTTCTGCGCGCTGGGTCTCACCGGTGGTCTGATTCTTGATGGCGATCTCCTGAATGGCTGTGAGATTTTCTGGGGTGAGGATGTAATCAGTTAAAGTGGATAGCACCAGGTCTTCAATTTTTCGACGTGAGATGCGTCCCGCGTCACAATCGCGGCGACGTTTGGCGCGTGAGCAGCGATAGCCTTCATCCCGTCCGTGGAGGGCTGGGCGTGTGGTGGTGTTGCCATTCATGGGAGCTGAACATCTTGCACAACGGATGATGCCGCTGAGCAGGTAAATGGATGTGACTCGTTTGGGGTGTGAGGCTCCGAAGCGGGTTTGGGATGTGGCTTTGATCTTCGCCTGGACCGCGTTCCAGGTGCTCATGTCTATGATCGGGTCGCAATATTTTTCAATGACCATATCCCCGAATTCGAGAATGCCAATATAAATTGGATTGGTGAAAAAGGTGCGATATGAATTCAGGGATGAATAAAGCCGCGTGGATTTGTGGATCTCGAAAAGTGTGGACCCTTTAGCGCGCATCTCGAACGCTTTGCGGACCTGGTGAATCAGTTTTTTATCTGGTACCCATTTGTGATTTTTACGTTCTTCGCCGGTGCGTGCGTTGACGGTGAAGAGGGGCACACGCTTGAAGCCACGTGGTGGTGTGCCTGGCACGGCTCCCTGGCTGACGATGGAGCGCAGCCCGTCTTTTGCATCGATGCCCGTCTGCCTGGAGCGTTCTTCGTTGGAGATGTCGATCAGGGTTTCGACGAAGCGGGCATACGGACCTTCAGGGATCGGATCGGTGAGTGAATGGATGATCAACCCGTTGCGTCGCAGAAACGATTTGTAGTATTGTGAATCATCCAGTTCACGCGCGAACCTTGCAAAGTTCCAAAGCAGCAAGCCATGGGGGTTGCTCTCAATTTCTTTGCTTTGCGCGATCATCCGATGGAAGTCATCACGCCCGGCTGTGGTGGTGCCTGATTTGGCTTCGTCTTTGAAGACACGCACGAGCATCAACTGACGTTCCTTGCACCAGGCTATTATCGCTTCGAGCTGACGCGGGATCGAGCGGTCCTGTTTTTCTCCACCACTATCGCGCAGATATGCCCAGACAGTGGAACCAGGTGGAAGTGTGGAGGGAGGCGGGAGGAGATTCATAAAATGCAGAGACTGGAGATTAGAGATTAGTTGTTTTCGCAGGCGAGTCCATCATTATCTTGATCCAGTCTATGGATATCTCCTGCGCCCTGTTGAACACAATAATTGAAACAAGCCTGAGCACTCCCCTGGCTGGAAAAATCAGTGCAATTCAACGTGTCACCAGAGCATGAGCAAACACTGCCTCCTGGAGGTGGGTTCGTTGGCAATACGAAGATCACCGTGTTCGTTGGCAATATGAAGATGACTGTGTTTGTTGGGATGGGTGAATTGATTGCTGATGGAATGGTGATTGGAGTTGGAATCACTGGTTGAGTCAACGTGGGCAAATCTGTCGAAGTGACCGCCAGGGTTGGAGTGATGGCCATCGCTGTTTGAGTGATAGCCATCTCAGCAGTTCCAGCAACAATCGTTGCGATGTTTTGAACTGTGAATGTCGCTGTTGGGGTTGCATTATTTCCACCGATGACATTTGACAAAGCAATAACGAAAATGCAGATGATGCACAAAGCGAAAAGAACCCCTGCGACAATGATCCAGTTTTTATTATTTCTTTTTGGTCCTATATTCTGCGACCTGGTCTCTGACTGCCCGCTTTTGTTCATCGTTTAGATTCTTCCATTCACTGACAACATACCCATACAGCGGATCAGGATGGGGAAGATGCTGTACATCAAGAAAACGATTATCGCCTGTCTTTTTTGCAAGGTGCAACGCCATGTGATTGCTCATCGGTCTTTTATCGTTGATGAGCAAATTCAATGTGCTTTCGTTGATATTCAGATATTTTGCGAATTCTCTTAAAGACACCGTCCGTTCCTGGAGTCGCTGATATTCGCGGTAGTGCTCCAGGAGCAGTTTTGATTGTTCAGAAGCCATAGTCTTTTGCATTATGCCGTAACCTTTTAGGGTTGTAAACACCCTTGACAAATCCTTTATATGTTGTACAATTGTGTTTACAAATACAAAGAAGTTCGATATTTTTTTATCAAGTAGCTTTTCAGAATACAAAACACCTTGACAACACGAAACACGGAGAGAGAATGGAAGCAAATACAAAAGTAAGCGAAATTGTTCGAATATATCGCGAGAAATTAGGGGTGATTCACGAGCGTCAGATCAATCAAGAGCAATTCGCCAAATTGCTGACTGATGGATTACCCAATATCAGCGTTACAAGGCAAACAACTTACAACTGGGAACAGGGCACGCGCGAGCCCGATATGAAGTTTTTGATGTCACTTTACACCTATCACTTTGGTAAAGATACCTGGCAGTTGGGTTTCGCCGTAGAGTGCATAGAAGCCATGCTCTCGGAGATCAGCGGCACTATGGAGTTCAAACTGCCAAGGGGAACAAATCATAACGGAAATAAATAACATAGCAGTTTACAGGTGCCTGATGTAACGAATTTGCCACAAACGATCATACGGAGCAGTGAAGAAGGCGACCAGATCATCATCAACTTCATCCCACTCCCGCCCGAAAAGCGCGCGGACTGGGAACAAGCAATGAGATTGATCACAGAAATAATCATCGAAATTATTAACCAGCGTGGGGCTGGTGGAGAGAACAAAAACAATGACAAAGAAACTGAACGAACAACAACTTGAAGACCTGGTGGAAGCGCTGAATGCACAGGTCAACTCATTAACAGAGAAGAATCAATCAATGGCGTGGGATGATGCCTATGGTTGTTATACAAGGGCAGGCTTTGAAAAGGTCATCTGGCCTGAAATAGTGGATCGAGCCAAATGGATCATTTATTTCGATATCGACAACATGAATGCGTTGAACGCAAAACATGGGAAGCCCGCTGTAAATGCAATGATCAAAAAGAGCCTGACTTTACGACATAGTGATTACGTCGCAGCAAGATACAACTCAGGTGATGAAGGTGTGATCTGCATTACAGAGAATGAGGCACGTATTCTAGTTGATCCATATCAACTTTGTGAACGATTGGCAATATCTTTTGATGAGAATGGTTGCCCCGCCACTTTTGCAATTGTTCCTGTTATTTCAAAAGAATTAGCCCAGAATGTCGATCCTGCAGATGAAATGGTGCAAGCTTCCAAAAATGCGAATCGGCGCGGACGCATTCTCCGTTCAGAGGGGATGCAATCATGAAGATCACCATTGAACCGATCACCAAATGTCCCTGTGGCAGACCCGCAGCAACTGCCTCCGAGCATCCTGCTGCGCATGCAGAGCAAAAGTGTGTGAGCTGTTACGAGATTGGAAAGTTCGTTTCCATCATTGCAAAGAAGGCGGGTCAATCATGAAAATCATCATCGATCAAAGACTGACCGACAGACTCGAATCCGTTCGATTGAAACCCAAACGCTTTTATTTCTGCGCGGTCTGCAACACCAATTATCAACGTCAGAGTGTGAAAAAGGTTCAAGGCACCTATTCCTGCATCCACTGCGGCAAGCCTGTTGTGGACATCACAAACACTGACGCAGGTCAGCAACTCATCACAATGCTCGGAATGTAAATTCAATATCGATTCAACCTTTCCGCCCGGAAGGTATTAGTGTCCCTGTAAGGAGAGAACCCATGTTCATAAAAGATCGTTTTGCTGAAATTATCTTATCCCTTTTTGATCGCATTATGGATTGGAGATCACATGGCATGTGGACCCGGGTCCGTGAAAGTGTGATTCCCAATATCACCAAGGTAAACAAGGGTGGTGCCTGATGGCAATGCAACAGTTGGCGTTTGGGGGCATGAGACGCGTGAGCTTTTGCTCACGTTGTAAGAAACCATTGAGCAACCCAGCGTCTGTGGATGCAGGCATGGGACCAATTTGTAGAGGTCACAACCGAGGAGCTGACATGAATATTTCCAAACGAGATAATTTTGCTGATGAAGAAATTAAAGAGGATATCAATCTGAGCGAGGCATTGGTCTTACAGCGTCATGGGGACGATGATCATTCGATCGTGCGGACCAATGTTCCGCACCTGGTCGTTCATCATTCTCCAAATGGCTTTGAGTTTGGCTATGGCGGTTCAGGTCCTGCGGATCTGGCATTGAATGTATGCCAGGCTTATCTGAATAGCATTGACTATCAAGGTGAGAAATCGGAATGCTTTGATGGCAATTGCTGGTCGCTGGCATGGGTGCTCCACCAGGAATTCAAACGTGCATTCATTGCAGGTGCACCGCGAAAAGGTATTGTGATTCCGACGTCGGAAATCAAGCGTTGGTTTGACGAACACATCACGGATGATATGAAGCGCATTTATTCAACGATGATCGAAGATGAGCTTGAGTAATGACCTGGCAAACCGACTTCCCCGATTATCTCGCATCCCTGGGCAGGGCCCAGGGCACCATCTCAGCCTATTGCAGCGATATCAAAGTCTATGTGCGCTGGTATGAAGCCACCAACAACGAAGCCTTTCAACCCTCCGTGCTCGTGGCGCCAGATCTACGTGAATGGCGGTACCACTCCATCAACGTCGAGAAGGTCAACCCTGCCACCTGGAACCGCAGGCGCATCAGTCTCATCGTCTTTGCGAATTGGTGCATGCAGGAAGGCTTCATCCAGGAAGATCCACTGCAAGGTGTCAATCCCATGGCCATCGTAGAACTGCCTCCATTCTGGCTCAACCCGGATGAGTTTCGACGGGTCCGCAGGCACATGGATATCGCCATCAACACCGCCAACACCGAACTGCAACGCAGCACCGCCATCCGTGATCGTGCCATCAACTCGCTCATGCTCTATGCCGGTCTGCGTGTCAGTGAAGTTGTGAACTTGCAGCGCGAAGACCTACTACTGAGGGAGAAGAGTGGACACGTCAACGTTCGATGCGGCAAAGGTGACAAGTTCGCATTGGAACTTCCACTTGGAAAAGAAGCGCGTCTCGCATTGCAAGCCTGGATGGATATCCACCAACAAGAAGATGGACTCCTCTTCGAAGGGCTTTCAGCGCGCCAAATACAACGCAGCGTCTCTGACCTTGGCCGGGCTGCCAAACTGGAGGGTGCACTCACGCCTCATCGCTTCCGTCACACCTACATCCGCAGGTTATCTGTGGACGATGAAGGCAAGCCAGTCAATCCCGGAGCATGGGTCACCTATCTTGCGCGTCACTCCACTCGCCTCACAACAGAACGTTACTATCAGGCATCACGCGATGACCATCAACGTATGGTTGAGAATATGTAGCGGCATAGTTATCCATGCAGTAATAAGCGGTTACGCAAACAGGTGTCCATTCAGTTGGAAGCGCAGCGGCTTTGATTATGAAATCAGTAGCAGGAAGAATCCCATATTTCACTTTTCCTCTACGTTTACTGGCGTGGGTGTGGGTCTCCCACAAAACCGTTTGCCTGACCGCATAAGTCTATAGGTTCTGCGACGCGGATGGCAGGGTGTGCTGATCACGCTACGGTACACGGGACAGGGGGATCGCTTCTTTTTTGCGACGCATAACGGGATGGGGTAGGGGGGAGGGGTCTTCGGGGATTGTGTTTTATTTATATATACGTATATGTGGCGAGCTTACTCACCCAGCCACTATGTTTCCAGAAAACGGGTTTCTGGATGAACGGAGAGCAATATGAAAGGTAACTATCTAGCTGTCTCACCTGAAAGGCATTGAGAAATGTTTATACAAACCCCAGTCACCATGCCGTTTGGCAAGGGAATGCTACCGCCCGATCATCCACCTGGATGGAACAATCTCAGCGAGAAAGAAAAACGGAAGTACGAAAAGAAACCGAAGAAGCCAAAAAGCAAGGCGAAGAAGTGACATTATGACGAAATAGGTGAGTCAAAAAGGAAATAATCATGGATCAGAAGGATGATTTATCTGTGAACATTAATAATGAGTTTTCAGTTCTTCAAGACTTTTGGAAATTCTCCGATAAATATCCAAGAGATACCTTTCGATTCTGGTTTTCACATGTTCTTTACAACCTGGTGAAGGATGCTTGTTATTTCTTGAAGATAAGGAAGTTCTGATGGATCAGTTTGATGACATTGTTCAGCGGATCAAGGAAGCGAACCCGATCGAGGATGTGGCGGGGGAGCTGGGGATGAAGTTTGAGCGGGAGCATGGTAGATGGCTACGCGTGCCACATGCAGGCGGGCTGGTTGTGAATGTGGGAAGACAACGGTTCTTTTCTGCTACTGAGGGAATCAATGGGGATGTGATCGAGCTGGTGCGGTGGAAGAAAAGTTGGGAATTCAGATCTGCTGCTGAGTGGTTGGCGCGGCGGGCGAATATCGAGCTGCCCAACTGGGGACGGATGGATGATAAAGCGTTGAAGACGCACCGGTTGAGGCTGAGTGTGTTCGAGATCGCCCAGCAGTTGTTCCATGCCTGGCTGTGGGAAGACCCAGAGGCTCTGGCTTATGTGCGCGGACGCGGGTTCACGGATGAGACGATCCGTGAGAGTGGGATGGGGTTCAGTGGCCGCAGGTCGAAGGAGCAGATCGGGGCGATGAAGGGCCAGTTCAATTTGTTTGGGATCGATGTGGATTCGCCGCTGGGGGTGGTGGTGTTTGGATTTGAGGGAGACGTGATGGCGTGGACCGTGAAGCGTGGGGTCGATATGAGCGATGCTGATTGGAATTCTGAATGGGTGCAGAAGGGAAGGATGCATGGAATGATGATGACGCCTGGGATCGTGTTCGCGCATACGTGGGCAGGGCAGGTGACATATCTTTCGCGGAGGCAGTTACCAGGTCACGACCGAATCGGGGATCGGGATTGGAAGTCGTTTAATCCGCAGGCCATCTTCGCAGGTCGGAGGCAGGCTTATTTCAACTCCGCATTTAAGAGTGATGCGAGTGATTGTGTGATCGTCGAAGGTCCTGCAGATGCTGAAAGTTTCAGTCAATGGGGATTGAGTGCGGTGGCATTGTGCGGTGTGAATGCGGATGATGAAGGGATGGCTACGTTGAGGGGCAGGTTGAAGCGCATCAAGAAGGTTTATGTGGCGCTGGACCGTGATGAGGCGGGGGATGTGAAGAGGGAACGTGTGGCTGCTGTGTTTGGGGCGAAGACGCGGCTGGTGGATTGGTCGTTTTTGGAGGGCGTGTGATGGCGAAGAAATCTTTTATTACTTTGACTGATCAATTCTGCGGAGCGGGTGGGAGTTCCATTGGTGCAACAATGGCAGGTGCAGAAGTTCGGCTTGCGATGAACCATTGGAAGCTGGCAATTGAAACGCATAACACCAACTTCCCAAATGTCAGTCATGATTGCACAGATATATCAGCGGTCAATCCACGTCGTTATCCTTCCACCGACATTCTCATCACAAGCCCCGAATGTACGAACCATTCATTGGCAAAAGGAAAGCCCCGACGCTTTTACGAAAAGAATTTGTTTGGTGATGTGTTGTTGGATCCATCCGAAGAGCGCAGCCGTGCAACCATGTGGGACGTTCCACGCTTTGCTGAATATCATGACTACAACATTATCGTGGTCGAGAATGTTGTGGATGCTGCCAAGTGGCGCATGTGGGATGCCTGGCTGAGCGCAATGCACGCACTGGGCTATGAACATGAAGTGGTTTATTTCAACTCCATGTTCGCCTGGCCAACCCCGCAGAGCCGTGACCGTCTATATACGATCTTTTGGAAGAAAGGTAATCGTAAGCCGGACCTGGAATTCCGTCCATTAGCTCGATGCTCCACTTGTAAAAAGGACGTTGAGACCATTCAAACATGGAAGAGCAGGAAGAAATGGGGAAGATATAAGGCACAGTATTTCTATCGCTGCCCTGAGTGCCATGAACAGATCACACCTTATTACTATGCCGCATTCAATGCCATTGATTGGAGCATCCAGGCTGAGCGTATTGGCGACAGAAAGAGACCCTTGAAGCCGAAGACTTTGGCACGCATCCAATATGGGCTGGATGCTTACGGGCGACAGGTCATGATTGTTACCGGGCGCTATACCAGCGGACTTGAATGCCGAGTCAAGGATGCTTATCGTGAGCCACTTCCCACTCAACCTGGCGATGCGAGTCATGCAGTGGTTTTGCCCTGGCTGGTTGACACCGCTCATTCCCAGGCGAATGGCAGATACGTCAACCATAGCTCCGATCCAGCCGCAACACAAACCACGCAACAAACACTTGGCGTTGTCGCTGGATTTTTGAGCAAACAGTATGGTGGTGGGGCCAACCCGAAATACATGGGTGTTGGCTTGAACGATCCGACGGGAGCGATTACGACCTGGGACCATCATGCCTTGATAGGAATTCCATCAAACACACGCAAAAAACTGAGCGTGGCCGCTCCGGGGTTTATCGCCGAGTTGCATAAAACATCGAAGGCGCGTGGACTTGACGAGGCATTGATGTGCATGACTACCGGCGGAGGCCACCACGCTTTACTCTCTTCGAAAGCCTTCCTGTCTTATTACTATGGCACACAGCAAGCCAGCGGGATCGGTGAACCGATCCACACACTGACCGGGATCGATCGGGCAGCTCTTGTCCAGGCACTTGATAGTCTCACAATCGATGATCTGTACTTCCGTATGCTGCAACCGCATGAGATAGGTAAGGCGATGGCTTTCCCAGGGAAATACGTTGTCCTTGGAACAAACCGGGATGTGGTCAAGCAATATGGAAATGCCGTTACGCCGCCGGTGATGGAAATGTTGATCCAACGTTGCATGGCAACCTTGCGATAGAAGGAATATGTGTAATGGCTAAGAACCCCTCCCGGCACTCCGTGCCACCCTCCCCAAATTCTACGAATTTGGAGAGGGAGAGCAATGGAAAGATCGATGCAAATGCTTTGCTGCAGGCGTGGGTGAAGGAGGGTGTTTCGCTGGATGAGCAGAAGGCGAAGGTGCAATCGTTGCTGCGGACTTCGAGACCGTTGATCTCGATCGTGGCTGAGCGTGTGGGGGAGATGGAAGCGCAGGATAAGCCTGAAGGTGCGAAGGTTGTGATCGAGCTGTTGAAGACGATGGAGGGAACGGAGCGGGATATCTGGTTGGGGACCGTCGCGAAGACAACGGGATTAAATAAGGCGGACCTGGCAAAGTCGTTTTCGAAGAACGGGAAGAAGCACGACTCGGATGATGATGAAGGAGAACCCATCTTCAGCGCGGGCGGGTGGATCCAGAAGCACCTGGTGGAGCTGCTGTATGACCCGGAGCGGATGCGGACCGCGTTCTGTGTGCGGTTCCCGGATGGGAAGATCGAGGAGTGGGCGGATAAGGTGGTGATCGAGGGGAGGAAGTATGTGCCAATCCCGCCTAATTCGACTCTGAAGAAGAAGGTGGTGCTGCTTCCCAAGGAGATGGGTGAGAGATTACAGGAGGCTGAGCTGTTGGATGTGGTGCGGAACCATATCCACAAGTATTTCGACTTTGGAAGTGATTCGTTCTTCGAGGAGCTTTCGCCACTCTATGTATTGTTCACATATTTATATGATGCATTCATGGAAGTTTCCTATCTTCGTGGACTGGGGGATTATGGAACCGGGAAGACTCGTTTTTTGAAGGCAGTGGGGAAGATCTGTTATCGCCCGGTGTATATGAGCGGTGGTTCGAGCGCAGCGACAATCTATTCGCTCCTGGATATCTATCATGGGACGCTGGTTTTGAACGAAGCGGATTTTGAGATGAGCGATGAGAGCTCGATCATTGCGAAGATCCTGAACGGTGGAACGGAGAAGGATGAGGGGATCACCAGGATGCGCGGATCGATGGAGAAGATGGATGTGGAAGCGTTCAATGTGTTCGGTCCGAAGGTGATCGTGACGCGCAAGAGTTTCAATGACCGGGCGATCGAGAGCAGATGTCTCACCATGGACATGGTGCCCTTCATCCCACATCCACGCATCCAGCAGTCGCTGCCGCCTGAGTTCGATGTGGAGGCGATGGAGATCCGCAATCTGTTGACCACATTCCGCATGCACCAGGCTCTGGAGAGCATCACGATCGATCAGAGCAAGAGCGATCGCTCTTTGGAGCCACGATTGAACCAGGTGACGCTGAGCCTGCTTTCGACGGTCAAGCAGGAAGCGACCAAAGAGAAGATCCAGGCATTTTTGAGGGAGTACAACCAAAAGACGCGGGAAGAGCGGAAGGAGTCCATGACCGCACGAGTGCTGGAAGGGTTGATGATGGCTTATGCGTGGGGTCCGGTGAGTGATCATCCGGCTGATCTGGAGCGCGTGTATTTGAAGGATGTGGCCAGCGCGGTGAATTTCATCATGGATGATATGCGGAAGCGGATGGGCGAGGATGAGGAGGAGGATAACCCGAAGAAGCCCAAGAAGACCACGAGCCGCGGTGTGAGTGGGATCCTGCGGAAGTTCTGCCAACTGAGGGTGCGGGAAACGACAGACGGGGCGGATAGTTATCGCGGGACGAATGAGGTGGTGTGGGAAGCGGAGCGCATCGAGGCTTTGTGTGAGCGCTGGGCAGTGGATCCCCGTAAGCGGGGGAGTATGAAGAGACCGGTGGTTATTGATTTCAATAAGAATTCCCCCGGGTTGGATAGGATGCGGGAGGAATGGAACAATACGAGGATGGAAGATGAGTGAATTATGAGAGAAAAATTTATATTTAGTAAAGAAGTAAAGAAAATTTACCCCCTGGCTACCCCTGCTTTTTTCTTTCCAACTTTACTAAAGTCCTTGACTGCGGCTCATCCTCCTCTCATGATGCAAAAAACAGGCGTTTTTTTTGCAATTTTGGGTCAAAATGCCCTAAAAGTGAAGGTCAGTGAAGATACGTTTTTTGTAGATATATATATTTAGAAAAAAATTGTTTGACTAGGCGAAATTAGTGGAGATAAAAAGGACGCTTTCTCTTCGTAGAGGAGATCGTTCTTCACAATCTGAGAAAAATTTCGTATAAACAATACCGTTTTATGAGAATAAGATTAAAAATGGTCAAAAAAATGGAAGAAATGGAGTTTCAGCGCTTTTCGTGACTAAAAGAGTTGTCTTTTTCGTTGGTTATGAGAAATTAGAAATATATGAGAGAGATTTTATTGTGCTCATGTTCGCATTTACGGGTAAATCAGGGTTCGCAGTGAAGATCAGTGAAGATAAATGTTTATGGAACTGCGTATAAACATGAATTCTGGAGCGTGAAAGATGGAAAAAATCAAAAAGTTGTTCATTTCACTGCTCAGGTGGTTCCGAATCGTGGAGGAGGAGCCGGATCTGCGGGCGCTGCGGGAAGAGTTTGTGAAGAAGTTGAGGAGGTTGGTGGGGAAGGGGAAAGATTGACCTAACCCCCCGACCCCTTCCCTAAAAAGGAAGGGGAGCGGACTGAGAGAGATTGGAGGTTGTTATGGAAAATTTTCAGGTGTGGGATTGGCTGGTGGCGCTGATGGGTGTCCTCCTGGGTGTGCTGGCCGCGATCAGGTTGTGATGAGTGCCCGCCCTGGTGGTAGGAGCTGCGGTTCTTTCCACCAAGACGAGCAAGATTATTTTACCAATAGGAGCTGCAAATGCGAAGAACTATCCAAATGAAAGGCAAACAAATCTTATTTCTTCTCCTGCTACTGATGCTGGCAGGCTGTGCGACGCCACCTACAGGAGATCTATTTACAGGCGCGCAGAGTTCACGTGCTACTGCGGATGCAGCGAACCAACTGGCGTATTTCCAGGAGCAGTTCTTAACTGCCAGCGCTCAGGCGCCGATCATTGATATCACTTCAACCGCGGCCGCTTTTGCGATGGAACAATCCTACGCTCAGGCCACCTCAGCTGCAGGGGCACAAACTCAGATAGCCGCCATGACGGTTACTGCTCAATCGTGGACGCCGACTCCAAATGCTGAGTCAACAGCGATGTTCCTGGCATTGAACGCGCAAAGCACACAGACCGCACTCTCTCTGCAGCGCCAGGAGATATCGAATCAATTCAATGCAATTAGAGACGGTGTCATCCTAATCTTTGGTTTGTTGGCTGTGAGTGTCTTATTGATGCTGTTTGTTCGTCGAGAGCGAAATAAACCAGCGACTGTTGACGAGCGTGGCAGGATCATACCTATCATTGATACCGTTCATGGCACCGTGGTTGATATTGAGCGCATGCCCAATTATCGAGGGACGATGATCGAGAGCCTGCTCGAACAGTGGCTGCGTAAGAGGTTTGATCTTCCGCCCCTTTTGCCCGAGATCACGGCAGAGCGCCAGGATCAAGTCACCGCGCGAGCGCAGCTGGTGGATCTGGCTACGCGTGCCCGCTTGCCGAAGCGACTGCTGGATGAACAAGAGCAGTTGTTATTGCCCGCTTCTTTGCAGTCCATGGATAACAAGTTTGTATTGCCATCCTGGGAATTGATTAATAGCTGGGATGGAAAGAACGGCATCCCATACTATACAGCCAACGGGCTTGAGACGATCGATATCGAACGCTTTCCGCATCTCTCTGCAATCGGTGCCACAGGCGCGGGGAAAAGCCGCCGCTTCTTCAGGCCATTGATCGCCTGTGCACTGGCTGCAGGTCATCGCGTGGTCATCATCGGCAAATCAGCAGATTACTGGCCCTTCGAAGGTCACCCCAATGCCACGCTGTTGAAAGTCAATAAGATCACTGAACAGGGCCAGGCGCAACGCTACGCCAAAATTCTTGAAGCAGTGGTTGTGGAAATGAACCGGCGTGACGATGTTCTGACTGCTGCACATCAATCCACCTGGACCCATGCTGGCCGCAACCGAACCTTCATCGTATTGGATGAAGCTGGAAATGCGCTTCGCCTGATGGATAAGGAATCATCGAATCAGTGCCGGATATGGATAGAGGGTTTGGTGAGCGAAAGTCGCAAAGTGGGTTTTAACATTGTTCTCGCAAACCAGCGGGCTACTGGCATGGCTAGTATTCTGTCACAAACAGGCAAGGCGATTTTCCGTGTGGAAGCGGACGAGGAGCGCGCGCATCGATCGTTGGCTGGTGCGAGCACACTGCATGATGGTTATTTCCTGGCTAAGTTCGGTGTGCCCAAGATCGCTGGTGCATTCGAACCGAGCGATGAACAGATCAAGGCATTCCTGGCAAGCCGACCCGTGGATAAGGTGGATGATGATGATCAATGGATCGAGGGCGTACTTTCAGATGCGCCCGCCAGTTTACCCCGTCAAAATCAGACAACTGACGTTGCACCTCAATCACTTTCGCAGCTGGTTGACTCGCTGGATGACAAAGGACTGAAGGTCCTTGAACTATTCCAGGCTGGTGGAATTAGCCAGGCGGACATCGAGCGGGATGTATATGGATATAAGGGTGGATCAGCCGCAAACAAAGTTGCTGAGATCATCCGACTTTACAAGGTCGCTACCGCTACTACCCCAAATATGAGCTTTCAGGGCGCTACTGGGCAGTAGTAGTAGCGGTAGTAGCGATTAGACGTGAGAAAGATGATTATTCTAAAAGATTTTCAAAAGGAGCATGAAATGTCTACAAATAATAATGTTTTGGGTTTGGATCTTGGTATGGGGGCGATCAAGTTGTGGGGTGCTGGTGGAGGCGTGCAGGTGCTTTCGCAGGTGGCGTTCAATGGGACGACTGTATTGGGTGAGGGCGTGCTGGGGTTGAAGAGTAAGGCGCGACCGATGCAGATCCGTAGTGCGAGTGGGTCATTCTATGTGGGACCCGGGGCGCATGATTATGGTCCGCCGGTGGAAAATTTGGATTTCGACCGGTTGACGGGCACAGCGGAGATCCGCTCACTGGTGTATGCAGCTCTGACGCAATATGCACATGAGCACCACCCCACCCCCGGCCCCTCCCCATTTTCTGCGAAAATGGAGAGGAGGGAAGATCTGAAGTTGCAAGTGCTGGTGGGACTGCCATTCCAGATGATGACGGGAGACGATGCTGACAATTTCAAGAAGTCAGTGCGCAAGTGGATGAATGGCGTGCATGAGTGGGATGCGGATGGTGAGCCATTCCGTGTGGAGATCGAGGTGGGTCCGAAGGGTCTGGTCCCGCAGGCGCTGGGTGCGTTGTTCGATTTCACGCACAGTGATGAGGGAGTCCTTTTGCCTGAGCAGGCATGGGCACTGAAGCAGGAGATCGGAGTGCTATCGATCGGTTTCAATACGATCGAACTGCTGGTGACTCAACAGATGACCGAGAAGGGACGATTCACAACCGGCATTCAGATGGGTGTGCGCAGACTTCTGGAAGATGTGAACCGTGAATTGGGCGGGCTGTATACGCTGGGGGAACTGGATATGATGCTGCGCCGCGGCGCTCTGGACATCAAGCGGGCCCTGCCCAACTGGGCGGATCGTGTGACCGGTGCGGTGGAGCAACGCTGGGGACAGACGTTCAAGCGCTTCTCACGTGTGCTGGTGGTGGGTGGTGGCGCTGAGCTGCTGAGGGATTATCTGACGATCAAGTTCCGTGGGAAGGCGGTGGTGCTGGATAACCCGGTGTTGAGCATTGCACATGGGCTGCATAAGATGACGTTGAGGTTCAAGAAGTGAAAAGGCAGGGTAACTATATACCTACCACGCACAACTAGACAACTTGAAAAGGAGTAAATGAAATGGATACTGGACAAGGAAAGTTTGAGCAAGTGCAAGCGACCAACGAACAGCAACTTGAAGAAATGAAAAAGTTACTCGAAGGGAAACACCCGAATCATGGCGGATGGTTTCGAGAGGGCGAGATTGTGCAATTGAAAGGCAGTACCTTTCGAGTGAAGCGCATCAAGCCAACTGAAATAACGCTGAAACTCATGAAACGAGTTGAATCATGAACCAAAATCGAATAGAGATTTACAACGTCGAAGGGAAAGTCAAGAGAACTGGAAAAACCGTAGTGCTTGAGATTGAAACAGGCGGAGCGGTTTTAGAGATGCACTTTGGCGACCCCGTTCAACTGATGAACTTCTTTGTTCTAATGATGGAAGATATGGCAAAGGTGTTCCCGGATTTTGAAGCGTCTAAGCTTTGGCTTGACGATAGTTTCAAGTAACCATGCGTGCCAAGTATATAGTTACCAAAGGCAGGGCAACAATATACTTGACACACCTATGGAGTAAATCATGAGAATGTCGATTGTAACCACGATGGAAGAGCTGCAAGAAGGCGACCATTTGGTATCCGAAGAGATTTACAAAGAGCTTGCGCTACTTATTATGGTGAAAACACACCAAGATTGGTATCTCTGCGTGATTTGTCGTGTAAACCCAGCCAGCGCCAACAGGTCTGTATGCGAGAAATGCTGGCCAGGTGTGTCAAGTATATAGTTACCAAAGGCAGAGACTAGATACTTCGACAAGCTCAGTACAAGGATTAGAGAATTGGAGAATTGATATGAGTGAGAAATTTGAACAATTCGCAGTTGTAGAGTTATTCGGGCATCAGATCATTGCTGGCAAAGTTACTGAACAGATAATTGGCGGACAAGGATTTGTGCGAGTGGATGTTCCTGCTGCGGATGGAGAAGAGGCTTTTACAAAATTCTATGGAGCCGGAGCGATCTATGCAATGACCCCATGCGATGAGGAAACCATGTTGTCTGCTGTGGTTGGCTTGAAGAGAAAGCCAGTGGAAGTCTGGAAATTGAACCTGCCACAATTATCGGTAGGTCATAAACATGAAGATGAGGAGCTTGATTGATATGTCCAGACCAAAAGATAAGATGGCTTCGATACGCATCCGCATTGATAAGAATGTGAAGCCTGATCCCGAGGATGAACGGACGATGAAGACGCTGGCCTGGCTGCGGTCCCTGCCACCACGCAAGGTTGCGACGATCGTTTGGGAGTTGATTGTGCAAATTGTGAATGGGGAGGTGGTTGGAGTCTCTGTGAAGGAGTCAGGTGAGTTCGATGTGGCAGCTGCAGAGCAGGCAGCAGAGGATCTGTTCGATAAATGGGCAGGGTAAGGCCTCCCACCCCTATTCCCCCGCCCTTTCCCCTTTTGCAAAAACCGCAAATGGAGAAAGGGAGCCAAGGGAATTCTTAAGGCAATAATATACTTGACACACCAAGGAGAAAAAACGATGGAAACAAGATGTAAAAACCATGCAACTTTCAGATACACATGGCCTGGTAAAGATGAGAGCTTCGCCTGCTTGGAACATGCAGCCCAATTACAGAAAATAGCATCCATATTAGGCATGTATTTGCAAATTATCCCAATCGTTCAATACGAAGGAGAGATATTTTGCACCCAAATAGTAAGCGACAAAAACGCCTTAGAACAAGTCGATGACTAGGTGTGTCAAGTATATAGTTACCATTCTTAACCGCATGCAACAAGTACCTATTCTTAACCGCGAAGAATGTTTGCGTGCGCTCGGACAGGTGCGCGAACGGGGATTGAAGGTTAAGAGGGGGAGGGGAGGAGTTGGCGAGTTGGTGTACGCGTGTGTGAGTGTGTGTGTTGATTGGAGATTTTAGATTTGTCCCTAAAGGGATGCTTCACAATGATTGGAGATTGTTTATGGAATCAACAAGATCATATCCGTTGTATTGGCCTGAAGGATGGCCGCGGGCGAAGTCTCACCAGGTGAAGCGGGCGCGCTTTGGTGATCACTCCGTGGATCAGGGACGCCGGATGCTGGCTGACCAGGTGCGTTTGTTCGGTGGGAGTGAGTTGATCATTTCCTCCAACTTGGAATTGCGATTGGATGGATATCCACGTTCGAAGCAGAAGCAGCCCAGTGATCGCGGTGTGGCTGTCTTCTTCGAACGCGATAAGGTGCCCATGGCTTTGGCCTGTGACATTTACACAACCATCGAGGATAACCTGTGGGCGTTGTGCAGGACTCTGGATGCGCTGAGGCAGATCGAGCGCGATGGTTCGCCTTCGTTGATCAACCGGGCGTTCAAAGGTTTTGCAGCATTGCCAGATCCGAATGATCGGAAGTGGTGGGAAGTGTTGAACGTGCCTGAGACTGCAAGCAATGAAGAGATCAAGAAGTCTTATTTTGATAAGGCGCGGCAATATCATCCTGATAACCAACAGACCGGTGATGAAGATTTGTTTCGCCAGGTGGATGAGGCTTTTCAGTTGGCGATGGGTAGAGGAGGATGACATGGCAAAACAACGTTGTGTGAAGTGTGGTGAGATGCTGGATAGTTTCCGCATGGAGTTGATGATGGGGCCGAAGGGGTTCAGGCGCTATGCGGTGCATGTTGAGAAGTGTGTGAAGAAGGTGGACGCTTCGTCTTCACGAGCAAAGATCGCTCGCTCCGCTAAGCGCGAGATGAAGCGAGGTGTGTGATTGGTAAATGGTAATTAGTAATTGGTGATTGGAGATTGAATTATGGAATCAACAAGAATTAACGCTGGAGAAAAGTGGTGCACAAAAGGCAAGCACTTCGCACCGATCACCCAGTTTGGAATCGATAACTCGCGTGGTGATAAATTAGCCGCAAAGTGTAAAGACTGTTTACACAGTAAAAATCCGTGGGCTTCGCTGAAAGGCAGAATTTCAACGTTTCTTGGAAAGAGTCACACAGCAGCAGCCAAGGAAAAACAAAGCCTGGCTAAAAAAGGCAAGCCGAGTCTGAAGAGGGGAGTCGCTCGATCCAAAGGTGAACGGGAAAAGATCAGACTAACTGTCTTGAAAACACAGAAATATGGAGCCGATCATCCTAACTATAAGCACGGCAACAATGCAAGAAACTTGGATGCTAGGCGTGATCCAAAATACCGAGCATGGCGAAAGGCGGTATTTGAAAGAGATCATTACACATGTCAAAAGTGTGGTGACAACCGCGGCGGCAATTTGCGCGCTCATCATAAAAAGCCTTTTGCCAATTATCCTGAACTTCGTTTTGAAGTCAGCAACGGAATTACCTATTGCAACACGTGTCATGAATTAGAACATTTCAAGCCGGATAGTATTCGGAATCAAAGAAAGCTGAAACGCGGCGAGAGACTTTGGAGATAAGCTAATGGCAGATAATACTAAAATCGAATGGTGTGACCGAACTTACAACCCTTGGATGGGATGCACGAAGGTTTCACCAGGGTGCGCGCATTGTTATGCTGAGACGTTGATGGACCATCGTTATGGGAAGGTGCATTGGGGCCCGCAGGGGGAACGGAAGCGCACAACGCCTGCTTATTGGAGGAAGCCTTTGCAGTGGAATAAAGATAGTTGGTATGAATGTCATGACTGTGGTTGGCGCGGTTCGCATGATGATGCATTGCCACATGCTTATTGGCAGCGGGAAATTTGTCCTTTATGCAAAAGTTTCAATACAGAGATGACCCGTCAACGCGTGTTTTGTGCGAGCCTGGCTGATGTGTTTGAGGATAATCCGCAGCTGGCTGACTGGCGGGGAGAGTTGTTTCAGTTGATCGAGCAGACTCCGAACCTGGACTGGTTGATCTTGACGAAGAGACCAGAGCGCATCTTCTCACTTGGCACGGATGCAGTCGGTGAGATCTTCGATAACTGGCTGATGCGAAATAAGAATGTATGGCTGGGGACATCGATTGAAAATCAGAAGACTGCGAATGAGCGCATCCCACATCTGTTGAAGATGTGTGCGCATGTGCGTTTCCTGTCCTGTGAGCCTATGTTGGGTCATATCGATTTGAGTGAGGCGGTTGAACCAGATGAGGAAGCATGGGATGAAGTTAATGCGCAATGGGATGATCATGATGAACCTGAAGAGTTCGTGGAGGAATGTGAGGCTGAGCTTGATTGGGTGAACTATGGGAATGATCTTGTATATAACCCTGAGCATCGTGAATGGGTTGAGAGTCGACGTGCGCGGGCTGGCTTCAAAACACTGAAGCATGGCGTGATCGATTGGGTGATCTGCGGTGGTGAGAGTGGTCCGCAGGCGAGGGTGATGGATCCGAATTGGGCAAGGTCATTGCGGAATGAATGTGAGCAGGCGGGGGTTCCGTTCTTCTTCAAGCAGTGGGGTGAGTGGGCACCTGCAGGAGCATTTGAGATCACTGAGGGGAGTAGGTTCAAGCATAAGCCTGTGGATATGAATGGCACGTTGATGTATCGCGTGGGGAAGGGGATGGCTGGGAGGTTGTTGGATGGCAAGGAATGGAGTGAGTGGCCGGTATTAGGAAAAGAGACTAGAGATTAGAGACTGGAGAATAGTTGATGATGAAGCGGCAGGCATTAACCTATCCCCCGACCCCTTCCCTTGATGGGAAGGGGAGCAGACCCTGGCGGTGTGTTAGGGGACATGTGTTGGGGGTGATCGTGCATAACGGGAGTGGTAAACCGTTGCTGGAGTTGTATCGTCATGCGGTGGATCTGAAGGCGGAGCAGCCCGCGGAGGTGGATGTGATCGGTGTGCTGAGTGGGGGGATGCGGAATATCCGTTGTGATGTATGTTTGGATGTGCAGGTGTGGCATTTCAAGAGCTGACCCCCTTCGGCTTCGCCGCTTTCCCCCAAATGCGGGAGAGCACCGAATTTGGGGGAAGACTTGGAGAGGGGAACTTTTTTTGTTTGTTGGCTTTGCAAGTTACAAAATTATTTTGCGAATTGAAAAGTGATGTTTCATTTTTATTCTGTGTTATTTGGATTTGCGGTGGTGATGATGTTGAGATCGCTGGTGAAGGGAGATTGGGATGCAGTGGATGCGTATTTTATCCTGGCTGCGTTTTCGTTCATCACCTTGTGTGATCTTTTGTATTGGGGCGATATGGGGACCCGGTTTGGGTTTTGGGTTTTCGTGGTTGGATTTTAGATTGATGTTCGACTAATCATTGTCTTTTTCCTGTAGCTTCTTGATCAACTGTTGTTCTTTGGCGAACTTGCGGATCGGTTCGGCGGCATAGAGAGTTTCTCTGTTGCGTGTTCCAACCACCACAAAAACCTTTGGGCGGCGTTTGCGGTGGTAGTGGAAGGTGGTCGGTTGTATGCCGAGCAGTTGCTGGATTTCCTTGCGGGTGAGGGTGTCGCTCATGGGGTGCAATCTCCTTTTAGCAATGATCGAATGTCTTGACGTTCGTTTCGTCCAGGTAGATGACAGGGCGGTTGTGCTTTTTCTCCAGGTTGATGACCGCCATGCACTTGGCTTTGATATAGATCCCCTGGCTTTCAATCAGTAAGTATTCTCCGGGTCCTTCATAGTTCACTACTTTGTTGTCCGTGGTGTGTATCATTAGATTGGTCATGGCTGTTTTACTTTGCTGGGTGAGTGTTACAATTGGGGCGGCTGCTCATTGCTGGGTGGCCGTCCCTGCCCGCTAGAACGGGCAGGGATATTCTTTATTCAATGTTGTTAGTATACTAGTCAGTAGTACAGACGTCAAGGGTTGGGACATTTCAGTTATGCAAGCATTGGGAAGTAGTGTAAGTAACTTTTCAAACTACAAAAATACTTGACAACGCGCTAAGAAGGGTTAAAATTCTTTGTAGGACTGAGGTTCGCCTTGGTTCTCTCCCCACCCCCCGTTTGACGGGTGGATCGCAAGGTCCACCCCAACGGAGGAGGAGGGAGCGGGAGTTGGTGTGGATGGTTGTTCTGCCTGGTGCGGAACGACTGACGGTTAAGTGAACCACCCGTCGAGACTATGTGTCTCGGCGGGTTTTTTGTTACCTACCCCCTTCGGCTGAAGCCGCTTTCCCCCAAATGCGACCCCGCAAAAGCAGCGGGGCAGGGAGCCGAATTTGGGGGAAGAAGGTCAAATACAAAAGGAGATTGATATGGATTTTTTGTTTCAGAATTTTGTGCCGCTGCCGGATGAAGCGAAGGTGTTGATCCTGTCATTGCTTACTGCAGGGGTGACGTGGCTGTTGTTGAAGCTGAGTGCGCTGACAGGGGTCCAGCTTTCAGGGTGGGCGAATGCGGTGGCGGCCGCGCTGGCGCCGATCGTTGTCACTCTCTTCGAAGCTGGTTTGAAACTCATCCCCCCGATCTTCGACAATATTGTTTTGAGCGTCATCCACATGATCGTTTTGCTGATTGCTTCCCTGGGCGCGTTCTGGTTATTCCAACGTAAGCGCGCACCGAGTTTGCAGTAAACGGCCCACAAAGATGCATCAAGACGTAAGAGAAGTCGTGAACATTATCGGCAGCATGCGCGAGCAGTTCAATCATCATGGACCGCGCGTGAGTGGCAATGCGGTGAAGCTGGCGGAGGCGGTGGGGATGAGCCGGTACGACATCGGAATGATCGCGGCAGGGGCGCAACTGCATGATATCGGGAAGCTGCTGATCAGGCCTGAGCTGTTGAATGCGCCGCGCGCATTGACTGAAGATGAACGCGCGGAGATCAACACGCATGTGGTGATGGGCTGGGACATTGTCAACCAGGCAGGATATGAGAAGACGATCCAGGATATCGTGCGGCATCATCACGAAAAGTGGGATGGGACCGGCTACCCGGATGGATTGAAACAAACGGACATTCCGATTGCGGCGCGCATTGTTGCTGTCTGTGACATCTATCAGGCGATGACAGATGACAGGATTTACAGGGATGCGGTTACGCCTGAATTTGCGAAGGAGTATATGCTGTCAAGCAAGGGCATCATTCTGGACCCTCAGTTGGTGGATCTGTTCTTTGAGAAGGTGGTGACTGAATGAGTCCGCCCGATAAGTCAAAGACCCAGCCGATCGACGTGTCAGTCATCTATACGATGCTGAGGCAGTTGGCCCAGGATGATGATGAGAACAAGAGGAAGATCCTGAAGGCGATCACGGAGCTGAGTGGACGGATTGCCATCGCACAGCGAGATGTGATCGATCTGACAGGCACGATGAAGGTCATTTCCAACGATGCCGCGAATTCTCGTTTACAGAGGCTCCAGGCAGAGGTAGCAGAACAAGAGCGCGAGCGCAAAGTATTAGAGGAACGTCTGCGGATTGTGGATGAACGCCTGGTGGAAAAGAAGACCCTCACCGTCGGAGTGTTGAACACCACTGACAAAATGATAGCGGCTGCCGCACTGACCTTCGAACAACGTGAGAAGCTCGAACAGGATGCGAAAGACGCAGTATGGGCGAGGCGCAAAGAGCAGATCATTACTGCCGTGATGATCTCCACAGCTGTGGGTGGAGTGGGAACTGTCATCACAGCAATTTTATGGTTCATAAATTTTTACATGAGTAACCGCTAATTGGAGTCATTATGGAACTGGGACCTAAATTTCTTTTGCTCGTAAAGGTGGCGAAGGGACTTGTTATCCGTGATACGCCACGGCCTGAATCGCAGGGTGGAAGGTCGATGAGGACGGTCGGAGTAGGCACTGCGCTTTATGCATATCAGATCATCAATGTGGGTGGAGTTGATTATGCCAGACTGGTCCCGCAAAACCCTTTGAAGCCCGAATGGGTGCGTGTGGCTGAAGCTGACCACAGTATTGAATATGTGGATGTGATGGAGATGGATCCGACGGACAGCAACAGTGTGCTGGCGGATGCCATCACTTTACTGGCCACTGCGATCCGCGAACTGGCGAGGAAATGACGACCCCCGGCCCCCTTCGCCCTTCGGGCACTTCCCCCAAATTCGACGAGCATCGAATTTAGGGGAAGAGGATAGGAATGGTAACTATATACCTACCTCACCTGAAAGGAAACGGACTGATGGAAGAGAAAAAGAATAAACAAAAGTGGCCTGTGCATTACTCAAAGGATGGTGTTTGGTCAACGGGTGGCATGGGACGCCACATGGACGATGCTTTTTATGCCGAAGTTGAAGCATTTGACAGAGATGACGCCCAAGCGCAGGCAGAAAAGATGATGGCTGAAGATGAACTCAAGCCTGGCACTTGGGATTATTGGAACGCCGTAACATCTAAAGGTGGCTAGGTGAGCCAAGTATATAGTTACCATAGGAATACATGACGATACGTAAATCACGGATCACACAGTTGGAGCTCGAAGGCTTTGCCGCTCAGTTGCAGGATGCTGAGGAGGGCGGTGTGGGCTTCGTGGCACTGTCTGCGCAGGAGATCCGTGAGCGTAGTTTGGCCGCGAAGATGGTCTTAGAAAAAACAATTCTTGACCGAATGCTGAAAGATAAAGACAAGGAGGTGAAGGAGACTCTCTTCCCCGATTGGTCTGAACCTTATCACCGTCTTCTCAATGCGGGGCTGCCCTGGCGGATCGCGGCTTATGTGGCATGGGCCACGATGCCGAAAAATCACCGCTGGCCAGAGACGCAGGATCAGCTTGCGATGGAGGTGCTGGGTCTTACGTCTGACCGGTCGATATCGACCTGGAGACGAAAGCACCCTGAGATCGATCAACTGATCGCGGACATGCAGGCGGAGGCGATGCTGGAATATCGCCCGGGTGCTATCCATGCGCTGGGGACAGTGGCATCCGATGCGAGTTATCGGGCGAACCCAGATAGACGGTTGTTGTTCGAGATGACGGGGGATCACGTTCCGCGCAGCAAAGTGGATGTGGGCCAGGCGAGCGGGATCGGGAAGAGTATTCTCGACCGGCTGGATAAGTTGCCTACTGATAAGTTGATCGAGATGCTAGGCCCGGATGCGCTGGATATTATCGAGGAGTTGAAGGAAGAAATCGAAGAGACCCCCGACCCCCGACCCCCTTCGGCTTCGCCGCTTTCCCCCAAATTCGAGAGTGCATCGAATTTAGGGGAAGAAGATGAGGGGATTGAATGATCGATCAGAAGCAGGCGATCAAGAGCGCGCTGAAAAGTCGACTCGTTGCGAAGCGGGATTTTATGACGTTCTGCAAATTCACCGATCCCAAGTATCCGAGTGAGGCGCGGCATTTGCAGTACCTCACGAAGAAGCTGGAGCAGGTGAAGCTGTATATCAAAACGAAAGGTGAGCAGGGAATCGGGCGCCTGATGATCTTCATGCCTCCACGTTACTGGAAATCGCAGACCGCTTCACGCAAGTTCCCTGCCTGGCTGTTGGGTGACATGTCGGATGTGCGCATCATCCTCACGTCGTATGGTGCGGACCTGGCTACGAAGCATTCACGCGAGGTGCGCGACTTGATCCAGTCTGATCGTTATCAGACGATCTTCGGTGAGCTGGCATCGGTGGGGGAGCCTGTTTTGTTGGACCCTGAAAGCAGGAGCGCAGCTGCATGGGAGGTGGCACATCACAGCGGCGGCATGATCGCTTCTGGTGTGGGTGGTGCGATCACAGGTTTCGGGGCGAATCTGTTCGTGATCGATGATCCGGTCAAGAGTCGGGATGAAGCGTCTTCGACAACGAGGCGGGAGGCGGTCTGGGAGTGGTACCGGTCCACTGCATATACACGTCTCGAAGATGGTGCGGCCATCATCCTGATCATGACCCGTTGGGATATCGAAGACCTGGGCGGGAAACTTTTGAATGCGATGGTGAGTGACCCTGAAGCGGACCAGTGGGAAGTGGTGATGATGCCTGCGACCGCACTGGAGGCGAAGGCTTACCCGAAGACGCGTGAAGAGTACGTTGAGAATTTATTGCGCGGAATTTTTATCCCGATGGGTGGCGACCAGCTGGGGCGCGAGCCGGGTGAGCCATTGTGGGAGCAGAAGCATGACGAGGCGCTGTTGAAGGCGATCTCTGCCAACATGGGTGACTTTGAATTCGTGGCACAGTTCGGTCAGATGCCGCGGCTGGCAGAGGGGAATTTCTTCGATGAGCAGGATCTTGGAATTGTGGAGCGTGCCCCTGAAGGTTTGCAGTGGTATCGCTATGTGGACCTGGCATTGGGGAAGACCGAACAGAATGATTTCAATGCAACCGCAGCGGTGGCCATGGGTGAGGATGGCATTCTCTACATCCGCGATATGTTGAAGGAGCAGAACCTGGATTCGTTTTTTCCCTTATGCAGCACACTGATGCTTTCGGATGAGGAAGAGGGAACGATCTGGGGCATTGAAGATAATGCGTTCCAATCCCTGGTGGTCAGGGACTTCCTGAAGGATAAACGCCTGGCACGAGTTTCGATCATTGGCATGACGCGCAAGAGTTCGGATGGGGATAAAACGAAGTGGGCACAGCCCTGGCGGTTGCGCTCGAAGCAGGGAATGGTGAGGCTGGTGCGCGGCACATGGAACCTGTCATTTATGCGGACCGCAGCTTCCTTCCCGAATGGCAGACGTGATGATGAGATCGATACGGTGAGCGGTGGCAATGAGATGATCGCGGAGAACGTGAGTGGAAATGGAAAGACCGCGAGCGCGGAAGCAATTGTTTTTGACGCAAGTTCCATGTTCCAGGTTTCAGGTATAGAGAATTAGAGAATTGGAGAATTGCTATGGCTAAGAAAATCAAAAAAGGGAAAGTGCTTGAAGAGCTGGTGAAGGGAAGCATGGAGTACACCATGCAGTTGATCATGACTGCTTTTCGAGCGCAGTTCCCACGTCTAGAATCATACAACACATTGCATTATTACATCTCCGAAGTGTTCAGCGATTATGTGATCGTCTCCTGCTACGGGGATGGAAGCCCACTTAAGAGCGATGAATATTTCAAAGTGAGTTATTCGAAGAGTGGCGATGTTTATACATTCGCGGCGCGGGATGAGTGGGAAGTTGTGGAGCTGGCATATCAGCCGCAGACATCCCTCACCCCTAGCCCCTCTCCCGTTGGAGAGGGGAAGAATGGAAAGCGGAAGGGGAAGCGGTTTGAGGAGCGGGTCGATGCACGTGTGGCATTGCAGGAAGCTGAAGAGGGCAAGCCGCGCAGGATCCGTATTGAAGGTGCAATGACGGCGAACGTTGTCAATGGCAACAATCGTCGATATCCCAGTTCTGTGCTTGAGTCAGCGGTTGCCGAGTTAGGCGGTCATCTGAATGAGAGCCCAGGGCAGGGCCGAGCCGCTCAGATACTCGGCGAGGCAGAACATCCGTCCGATAAAGGCGGGCGTCCAAATTTGCTGGAGACGGTGACGAAATGGGCTGAAGTTGCGTTCGATGGAAGCAATGTTAATCTCACTGGTCACATCGTTGAAACCAGCAAAGGCAAGGACATCCTGACCCTAATGGAAAATGGCGTGATGCCTGGCGTGTCGATGCGTGGCTATGGTGAAGGTAAGAATGTGAAAAATGGCGATGAAAAAATATTCGAGGTGACGGAGCTGCACATCACAGGCTTTGACCTGGTGCTCGAACCGTCCTTTGAGAATGCCGCCGAATTAATTGAATCTCAATCATCTATGGAGGATGACATGAACGTATTGGAAGAACTAAAGAAATTACTGGCTGAACATCCTGAATTGTTTGGCAATGGCATGACCGAAGCGCAGCTCGAGGCGCTGAATGAAAAGCAGTTGAAGAAACTGGATGAGTCTCTGCGCTCCGCACTGGGCATCGATGCGAACGCGAACATCGTTGAAGCTGTGAAGGCGAATGCAGATAAGGCAAAGTTGTACGATGCAATGCAAGCCAGGCTTGCGGTGGATGCGGCGATCACGGAGGCGACGAAGGATCTTCCGTTTGGCAAAACTTTGAACGGGATGTTCATTGCATCCATCACGGAAGCCAATCTCAGCACGCCTGAAGCGGTCAAGCAATTTGCTGAGAGCAAGCGCAAGGAATATGGCAAGCTGGCTGCAGCTGGCGCACTGAAGGGTATGGGCTTCGATGAGAAGACCAAGAGTGTCCGTGTGATCGGTGATGTGCTGGAGAGTGAGACCGGCACGCCCGAATTTGCACGGGCTTCATTCGAGCTGGTCGAATCGATCCAACGCGCTGAGAACCTGCCTGTGCGCAATCTCAGCCAGGGCGTGAATGCGGCTGAGATCTTCACACGGCGTTTGCTGGAACGCTTCGATATGTTGCACAGCGTGGCGTTGATGGCAGAGAGCCAGATGCTTCAGGAAGCGACATTGACCACCGATCTCAATATTCCGTATAGCGTGAGCCGCGCAATCATCGAAGAGACATTCCCCAATTTGGTGGCAGCCAACATCTTCGACGTGGGCACGATCGAGACTTCGCCCACGCGTTTGTATTTTGAAGCGACCACGGGCGAGACCGGCTATGCCGTTGACATCACGGATGAGGTGGAGACTGCTGGCGTGGAAAACACCTGGTATGCCCTTTCGCATGGCCGCATCACTCCGGGATCGGTCGTGGTCACATCCAACCCCGCTGGTACGACTTACGTCGAAGGCACTGATTTTGTGATTGATTACGCGGCGGGCAAGATCAAAGCGCTCACGGCTGGCTCGATCAATGCCAATGATGTGCTGGTGGATTATTCGTACAGCGCCATCCGCAACGGTGAGATGCAGCCGATCGAGCGTGTGAAGACATCGCTGGCTTATATCACCATCGAGGCCGCGGCTGACCGCCTGGCTGACCAGATCAGCCGTGAGGCAATCGTATTCTCCCGCTCACAATTGGGCTGGGATGCAGTGGCACGCACGATGGCAAACCTTATCAAGCAGTTACGCCGCAAGATCGATCAGGGCCTGCTTTATGCGGCATTCTCTGCGGTGATGTCTGTTCCCGATAACAGTACCGATACGTGGACAGTCGATACTGCGCAAACTGCCCTGGCTGAGCTGGTGCGTTTGATGGGCAATGCCAACGTGATCGTTGGAAATCGGTTCTATGAGCCCACCTTCTATTTGATGAGCGTGACGAATGCTGACCGCTTGAGCAACTGGGAAGGTTACATGCGGGATGGTTTCCCGAATGTGCTGCTGAATGCGGCTGGCTTTGCTGGCATGGTGAAGGGCAAACCGATCTTTGCTTCGACAGAGTTCCCCGATACGCTGATCATCGCGGGCAACCGTGAGCTGGTGCAGCACCGTGTGTTCCTGCCGTTGAGTATCAAGGGTCCATTCCCCACGTATGCAACCACCGGCGATGTGACACGTCTTGTTGCGGCTGATCAATATTACGCTGAGGAGTTTAACTCGACGAACGTCACTGTGAATGAGAAGGGCGCGTTCGTGCCGATTAATGACGCGGGGTCGTAACCCCCACCGCCGCTAAAGCGGCACCTCCCCCAAATAGCCTTTGGGCTCGATACGGCCTTCGGCCTACTCGACCAGCGGGCTATTTGGGGGAGGGAAAAAGGAATGAATATGAGTTCTGCTGGGATCTTGTATATGGCATTTGGAGCGAAGGCGGCTGCCGCAATCGGGAAGAGCGTCGTTTCGTTGAGAAAGATCGGAATGAAACTTCCTTTCTGCGTTGTTGGAGATACGGCTGTGGGAGACGCGCAGTTCATCCGATGGGAGGGTGAAAGTCCGTTCGATGGGAGTCAGCGCCATAATTTTCAGTTCAGGGCGGGGCGTATCAAGCCGTGTTTATATAGGATCTCGCCATTCGAGCAGACGCTGTACATCGATGCGGATACAACTTTCATCCGATCCATACAAGATGGTTTCGATGGTTTGGATAACCATGATATTGTGGCGACTGAGGAAAATTTGACACTGGAAGGCTTGTACAACAAGAAACTGGCAGGTTGGGAGATCAATCTGCAGGAGCGTGATGTGACCGTGGCTGAAACAGGCGGGGATGCAAAACAAAAATTTATCAATACGGGTGTGATGTTTTTCAAGAAGAACATTCAGACCGAGAAATTATTCGATGACTGGCATGGCCAGTGGCTGCGCTTCCAGCAATGGGATGAACAACTCGCCTTTCACCGCGCCATTTATGCCAACCAGGATGTGAAAGTTAAATATCTTTCTGTGAAATGGAATAACCCACAGCTCGATGCAGGAACTGTTATTCACCATCTTTACGGAAGGGGTGTGGTGAGGATGGACATCAAATGATGGATGTGATGTTTCTAAAGAAGCTGCATCTTAATAATGCAATAACCATTGTTGGGAAGGGGCCAAGTCTGGAATATTTGACCGCTGTATATTTTGCAGCAGGCAGTCCCATCCTATGCCTAAATGATTCGATAAGGATTGTGCAGGATTTTGAGCTTGATAACCCATTGTATTCCCTGCAAAAGGATGGAACGGCGGAATATATGGTGAGGCCAGAGGAACGAGTTATTTTGCTCCTGCAGGGAACCCCAGGTTATTCTGGAGAATACTTTAAGAGCCATAAAAAAAGAATTGTGCTTGACCCTGTGACGGAGCTGGGTTTTCAACATGAGGAAACAACTGCGGTTGAAATTGCCATCGCCATTTCAAAGTTCATGGGATGCAATTTTATCCACATGCTTTGCTGCGATCTGCTAACCACCAAAGATGGCAGAACCTTTGATATCCGTACACACCTGTCGCGGCTCGATGCCGATAAGTCCACAATTTATTCCTATGCCAAACCAGCGGTGCTTAAGGGTTTGGAAACCATTGCACATGACTTCATAATCCCTGAGGAGATACTCGTATGAATGCCAAATTACCAAAAATCAGTGAAGTCGCCGCAGTGGAGCTTGCACGGGTGGTGCGACCGTTGACTGAGATCAATGAGCGTGAGTGCGTGGCGCGGCTGGCTTCAAAAGTTTCCCCAGATCGAAACAGTATTATTCTTGAGATAGGCTGTCTTTATGGAGGTATGACCGCTGTGCTTGGATTGGCTGCTGACCCACAGGTGAGAATATTTTCGATTGATGATTTCTCATGGCACCCTGCGGATGATATTCCAACGAGCGCAGAATTGCTTTATATGAATATGGAAAAAGTTGGTGTGAACAACGTTGAATTATTGGAAGGCGATAGCCGCAAGATCGGCAAGAATTGGACAAGCCCGATTGAACTGCTTTGGATCGATGGCGGACATTCGTTTGAATATGTCTACCAGGATATTTGCAATTTTGGTCCGTACGCGCAGGTGATCGCGCTGCATGATTGGGAAAACCCTGCCTGGCCCAGCATCCGGCAAGCGGTTGAGAAGTTCATGGCTCGGAATGCCGAGTGGAGAATTGATGAGGTTGTTGGAACGGTTGTGGTGTTGAGGAAAAACTCATGAGTACCACACTTGCCGCACTCGTAGCTTTGTTGCAATCGGAAGTCCCAGCAGTGGATGGTGTGCCTACGACCGCGCAGTATGAGCAGGCAGTGAAAGATGCTGTGATGGAGTTTTCGCATCAATGCGGTCTGACGACGATCGCCACGTTAAGTGTCGTTTCAGGCACTGCGACTTATAGCCTACCGCCAAACTTCCTAAAGTTGATCATGCTCGAATCGTTCGCGAGTGCGGACGGTGTGATCATTTCGGCTACTGGTCTGATCCCTGTGAGCGCAGATTGGGAAGAGGAATATACGATTGTTAATAAGCAGATCACTTTCTTTCCAACCCCCACTTATTCACTGGGGCGTGATTATAAATATAAGGCTGGGTGGGCGATGACTGGCACAGCAGGCAGTGAGACGTATGCGACGCTGGGTGAGGATGAGGCGCGCATCGTTCTGTTGAAGGCCAAGGCCATTGCTGTGACGAAGCAGAACAATGCCACAGGCGGCAGCCCGCTGAAATATTCCCTGGGTGCGGTGAGCGTGGACAATAGCGCGTACGTTCAGTCGAACGCAAGCTGGGCTGATAGTTTGGAGAAGGAATTTCTGGCGGCGTGCGATAAGTACAACGGTCAAGTGGCGATGTATGGGTGACCTAACCCCCAACCCCTTCCCTAACAGGGAAGGGGAGTGAAAGGATTTTTATGGAACCAAATACTTTTCCGCAAGCCAATAAGGATTTGTTGAAGCCTGAAGGCATGACCGATGAAGAGTGTGGCAGTCTTCCGGTCCATTCAGATGGCGAAGTGTGTATCTCGCTTTGGCAGATGACCTGGCGTGAGAGGTTCTCCGCGTTGTTCTTTGGGAAGGTTTGGTTGTGGGTCTACAGTGGACAGACTCAACCGCCCGTTGGTCTCCTGGCTTCAAGAGAAATATTCGAGGAAGCAAAGTAATGGACTGGAATGCGATCGCAGCTGACATGCGTTTGATACGAGCGGAGAATGAAGTTAATCTCACCATTCGCCGCGGGACTTCCACTATTGCAGCTCAGGCAATGCGGATTGAGTATGCCGGTACACGCGGCTTTCGTTTGCAGTCTGATGCGGCCAGGTCCGCACAGCAGCCGATGTTCATTCTGGGTGAGCCTGATATGGATATCGCAGTGGATGATCGCTTGACCTATACAAATATTTTGATGAGGGTTGTCTTCATTCAGCCGAATCGATTGGCGTGCACGATTGCGGAAGCGGTGGCGGTGGAATGAACCCCTATCCCCCCGCCCTTTCCCCAAATCGGAAAGCGGATTTGGAGAAAGGGAGCTAGGAAAATTATGAATAGTGGTTTTCAATGGGTTGTTTCGCCGAAGGTGATTGCACAGGGTCTTGAAGACTATGGACAGAAGGCTTTGATCGCAATTCAGGCTTTGGCGAATTATTGGGGGCAGTCTGTGCAGGATGAAGCCAGGGAGAATGCGACCTGGGAAGATCGTACCAGCAACGCCCGGGGCGGTCTGTTCTTCGCGGTGGATGGTTTTGGGCTTGGGACGATCACCGGCGAGGTGACACCTGAAGCGAAGAGTGAGATGAGTGACGTGGCTGTGGAAAGCGGTTCGCAGGATACATTGATCATCACTTTGGCACACACTGTTTTTTATGGAAAATATTTGGAAACATCGTATGGTGAAACATACGCAATTATTATGAGCACGATGGAAGCAAACCTTCCGAAGTTGGAACGCATGATAGAGGAAATTTTCAGAGGATAAAAAATGGCAACAGATAAAGCAAAATTCAAAAAAGGCGACAAGGTCATATTGTTTGGATTGGTTGATCATCCAGAATTCAATAATGCACACGTAACAATTGCAGGCAATGCCGTGCCTATGGATGCTTTTAATTGTCCGAGTGGATATGGCTATTATTTGAAGGAAAAAAAGTATGGTCTTTATCCATACTTTCAAGAACGGCTTATTAAAGAGGAAGAATTACTTCCAGTATTAACGAGATAAATCATGCCAACACTCAGACAAAGAGTCGATGCCTTTCTCAATCCGGTCAGTGTGGCTGATACCACTGCGGCGCCTGCTGGCCAGCAGGCTGTTGTGGCTGAGTATGAAAAGCTGAAAGCGGACCGTGACCGCATTGCCATCATCAAGACCTGCAGACGGATGTACAAGGAAGATCCGCGCGTGAAGAAGGCATTGAAGATGTACTCCACTGATCTCGTGAAGGCTGGCTTCATCGTGAAAACGAAGGATGAACAGGCAAAGCAGATCGCAACCGATCTGCAGACGAGGCTCGGGTTGAACAAGAAACTTCAGGATGTGGTGCGCCTCTCAGGGCGTGATGGTGATTCGTTCTATGAGTCTGTGGTGGATGAGGAGCTCAACATCACCGAAGTTAGCCGCAAGCCCACCCTGCGCATGAGGCGCAATAGCAATAACGCGGATAAGTTCGACGATCCGAACCGGGCGTTTTATATGGCGGATGAAATGCACCTGAGCCCGGAGATCCCAAAGAATGCACTCTTCTTCCCCGCCTGGCAGATCATCCATGCACGCTGGGAACATGATGACGAGAGCCGCTATGGAAACCCGATGTGGGCTTCAGCCACCGGCGCGTTCAAACGTGTGAGCGAAGGTGAGACTGACCTGGCTGTTCGTCGCAAGGTCCGCGCTGGAATGAGATTGCTGCACGTCGTTGAAGGCAATGAGGCGGATGTGAAAGCCTATAAGGAGATGAATAAGAAGGCCTTGGAAACACCGACCGCGGCGCATCTGGATCTGTTTTCAAACAAGCAAAGCTCGATCACCGTTATTCAGGGCGATGCACATTTGAATGAGATCAATGACATTCTGCACCAGGTGGCCACCATGTTCGCAGCCAGCGATGTGCCCATGGAACTTGTGGCTTATGGCGAAGGACTTAATCGTGACATCCTGAGCGAGAAAAAGGATGAATACGACGAATCACTCGACGATGGGCGTGAGTGGGTGACGGAGGAATTCATCAAGCCATTATTCGAACGTCAGTGGCTTCTCAAAGGGATATTACCTGCAACTGTGAAGTATGAAATCGTGTGGCGCCTGGCGAAGAAGCTCACGCCTGCAGATCTGCGTGACCTGGCGGATGCGCTGGCTCGATTACGTGTGTTGGGTGTGAATGAAGAAATTATTCAATCCATTGCTGCCATGTATCTTCGCAATGTCGATGATGAGATCATGAGCGGTGATGCTTTCAGTGCAGAGCAGTTTGCGAAGTCAATTCAAGGGATAAGCATCTGATGAAAGGATTTTTTTATTATCTGCGTTTCTTCATCTCCCTTCCGTTTTTATTAATCTGGATAGTTTGTGCGTTAGTTGTTCAATTCGTTTGTCCAGAACTTTCGGGCATATTCTGGAGAAGTTTTATAGCAACAGTCAGAGACGACCAGAGGTTTCAATGAGCCTTTTATTGCCGCCCATGCAGCTGGAAGAGAAATCCAAAACTGCCAAGCTGATCGATCAGCTGGACAAAGTTCCACTTGGCAGGATGTATCAGGCTTCCTTCAAGGCGGTGGTGCGTTTGCATTTGTATTTCACGGGTCGCACGCATGAGATGATGCTTGAGTTCACGAAGCAGGCTCAGGTATTGATCTTGAAGAAGGCGACCCTCACCCCTAACCCCTCTCCCGGTGGGCGAGGGGAACGTGTGCTCGATGGAGCAAGTGGTTTCGCAGTGCAGACTGCGTTGCTGAAGATGTGGGATAAGCTGTTCAGAGAATGGCAGGTTGAATTCGAGAAGGTGAGGCGGGAGGCGGCTTCGATCCCCTTTGGGGTGATGGCGGTGATGCATGAGAGGTTGGTTGTTCCAAGTGCCAAGTCTCAGGTGTCAAGTGAAAGCGTTGAAGAGCAGATTGCTTCGCAACGTGCGCTCGCAATGACAGAGGCTGTTGAGGATGGTGTGTTCAGCCCTCAGCTGAAACTCCTGTTGAATGTAGCAGCTGAGCATTTGTATGGTGATACCTTGAATCTCTCACAGCGCATCTGGCGATTGGACATGGATACCCAGAATGGGATCAACTCGATTTTGTTGAAGGGGATCGCGAACGGTGATTCAGCCTGGAATATTGCCGAGGGGTTGGAGCAGTTCCTGGGCGCCAACGAGGATTGCCCCAGGTGGACCAGCACGCGGCTGTATCGTCGCACCAAGACTGAGATCGCTTCAGGGGATACAACCGGGCTTTTGCGTGGTGATGAGTGCGATGGCTCAGGCGTTTCGTATAACGCTTTGCGCCTGGCACG